AACGCGAGGGCCGGGTCGGATTGCTCAAACTCCAGGACGGCCTTGGTGCTGCGGCTCTGCATGGCCCGCAGGGTGTCCGTCCAGGTGCCCTCGGTCAATTTGCCGCTGACCTCGTAATACTCGGTGCCGCCGATGTTCATGCGGCGGGCCGTGAGGTTGAGGCCCTCGACCGCGCCCTTGTCGGATGAAACGGGGACGCCGCCCTTGGTGGTCGGCACCCTCGACAAATCGGTGAAAACGTCGGCCGCCGCCTCCACGCCTTGCGGGAGGGCGGCCTGCGGCGCCGTCTGGGCCGCTTTCCTGGCCGCTGCGTTGGCCGCCAGGCGGGTCTTGACCTGGTTGGACATGGCCGCCGCCTGCGTGGGGTCGGTGATGGCCGTGACCAGCTGCGTCTTGTTCATGTTGTTGTAGTACGCGATGCCCTGGTTTTTGGCGATGGCCTTGAGGTCTGCGATGCTCATGCCCTGCAGGGATGCCGCGGTGTGCTGCACGGCCGCGATGGGCTGGGCGGTGACAGCTGCCGCTTCGTCCGCCCACACGAATTTGACCGTCTGGCCCGTCCGTTCCGTGAGGAGTTCGCTGTAAAATGTGCGGTACGTCTCCCGAAGGGTCTGTTTCCTCTCCACGATTGCGTCCAGAAGATCCTCCGCGGCCTGGCCTTTGCCCAGCCGGCTCTCCGCGTAATCCCGGAAAATCTCCCTATATTCGGCGTCCGGGATGGTCTCCACGCGCTTGATGTAGGTGAGGGTGTCCTGCAAATCCAGGTCGATCTCGCCCTTGGCGAAACGCCGGTACATGGTGTTATAAAGCGGCTCGGTCTCTCCGTACAATTTGCCGTTGGGGTGGTACGTGTAGGACATTTTGCCGCTTGCGGCGTCGCTGATGTAACGGAAGGATTGCTCCTTGTCCAGTCCGATGACCCTGCCGGATGCGTCCATGACGAAATTCTCGCCGTGGGCGTCGAAATTCCCAAGCAGCCAGTCGGTGACGTGCTCCCGCTGGATTTGCGCGGTGACGTCGGCGCCCAAATCGGTCGCCGGGCCCTTTTGCCATGCCTCGAAGTCGATGCCCCCGGCAGGGGTGTCGATCTTTTTCTGGAAGGCGCCGAATTTTCCGCCCAGGTCGCCGGTGCCGACTTCTACGGCGCTGTCCGGGTCAACGATGTGCTGCACCTTGTAGCCCGCCTCTTGGATGTGGGCACGGTATTCCGCCGGGGTGCCTCCCTTGGATTGCGCCGGCTTAAAATACCATTCCTGTCCGTTGGCGTCGATCCAGCTTTCCATCTTGCCGGTGTTGCCGATGTGCAGGTTTTTGTTGTACGTCATGCCGGGCGGCATGGTGACGTCGGCCGGGATCACGGCCTGGGACGTCCCAGCGGCCGCCGTGGCGGCGTTTTGCGCTGCGGGGGGTGTACTCGTACCAGGCCACGGTTGGAGGCCGCCCTGCGTCGCCTGTGGGCCCTGGACGGGCTGGAAAACGGGCGGGACGGTTTCCTCGAAATGGGTGGCGCACCTGCAGCGCGGGTGAAACGGCGGGATCATCGTCTGCCCTGCATAGAGGGGATGATCCGCCGGTTGGTCGATGGCGATCTGTTTGCCCTCCATGGCCGCGCATACCGGGCAGACGTCGTCGTCCGCCGCGGTATCGACGACCAGGTAGCCGTCGCCCATGTACCCGGCGGCCTGGGCCTGCCGGATATATTCGGAATACCCGTAATTGTACGCGAAGGCGGTCTCGGTCGTGGCGATGGTGTAGGCCCGATAGCGATGCTGCCGGGCGGCGTACTTCATGGCCGCGTCCTTGGCCTGCTTCTCCGCGGTGGCCTGCTTCATGGTGGGGTTGTTCGCCAGGAGGTTGTCCCGGACGGTGGTGTAATACTTCAAATTCGCCGTTGCCTGCTGCTGCGTCAGGCCCACCAGGGGGCGGATGGCGCGGGCCAGTTCGTCAACGGTGTATTGCCCGGTCGTGCCGGCGCCGATCAATGCCTGGATGGCGACGCGGCTGTCGTTGCTGATGGAGGTGATGAATTCCGCGCCGTGGGTGCTGATCCAGGACGTCATCCCGGCGCCCATAGCGTCAAATATCCACCCGCCGGACGCCTTGGCCGCGATGGCTGCGGCGCCGGCCGCTGCGGCCTGCTGCCAAATTGGGGCGAGGTGGACGGCGACAAAATTGGCGTAGTCCTGTTGCCACGCCTGGAGGGTCGCTTCGTCCATATACCCGTTTTTGATGGCCTCCCGCAGCTCCTTGTACGTGATGGCGTTTTGCTGATTTGTCCACATGCCGGTCAGCCAGTACATGGGGGCGGCCGTGTTCGCGTTGAGGTAGTCGTTCAATTTGGCCAGCGCGTCCTTGCCCGCCTTGCTTTTCTTGGCTTTCCTGATGAAATACTCCCGCGGCGTCATCTTCGGCGCCGCCTTGGTGATCTTGAACATGGTTAATCCCTCCACAGGGCCGCCTTTGCTTTTGCTACGTCCTCCGGGTTGTCGTCCGGGACGACGTCATTGTCATCGTCCAGGTCTTTCATCTTGCCCGTAGGCGGCTTTCGGACGCGGTCGGTGCGGTGTTCGCCGGGGAGCGGGGCGTAATCGCTCAATCGCTCCGGGAGGCCGCTGACCTCTCGCAGGTAGTCCTCGATTTCGTCGTCCGGGATGATCAGGCCGGCGGCCGTCATCTTGGAAACGAAATCGGCCAGGGGGGCGAGGTCTGTGTCCTCGACGTCTCCATGGGCCAGGGTGGGGTAATCGGTGATCCCGGCGAAATGGTCGCCGTTCATTGCCAGCAGCTGCGGGATGGCCTTGCCGTTGAACGTCTCGCAGATGATGTCCAAATACGCACAAATCGCCATGGCGAACATGTGCGTTTTATTGCTGGACAGGGCGAAGCTGCCGACTTCCTGATGGCCCAAAAGGACGAAATCGGCCAGGACGGTCATGGCGATCCGGGTGTCGTATCGCTCGATGATCTTGTTGGTGTCAAACTGCCGGTCGCCGCCGGTGCTCAAAAGCTCCAGCTTCCACCCGTCCGGCATGACGATCCCCTCCAGGCTGTCCCGCCGGATGTTGGTGACGATGGCCTCCGCGTTGGCGCGGATGGAATTCATTTCGGGGTCGTCGGTGTCCCAGATGTTCATGCCCGGCGGGGCTGTCAACGTCGGAAAACCGGCCAGGTCTCTCTCAATGCCGATGCCCTCGATTTCCTGGATGCGGCGCTTGAAATACCAGTCCCGGTACGCATTGCGGAGGATGCTGCGGCCCTCCGGGTTGCCCTTGCGGCTCTTGGTACGGAAAAACAGCAGCTTTTCCGCCGGGATCGTGATCATTTCATAATCCGGGGGCGGCATTTGGGTCAATGCCGTCAGGTTGTCGTTGTCGTCATACTCCCATTGGTAAAGGCTTTCCTGGGCGCGGATCGGGAGCTTTTGCCACGCGACCAGGCCGTCGGTGAATTTGCTGTTGAGCTGCGGGTTTCGGCTGATGCCGCAGCGCCGTTTATAAACGATTTCGTGGGCGCTCCACCCATACGTCAGAAAGCTCAAAATCTCGGAGACGGTGTCCGTCCATGTGTCGCTCATGTCGTCCATGCACTCCCGGACGAAATCCGCCGCGGCCTGGTCGGCCTCCGACGGGCCGCCGGGCTGGACGTCCCAGTCCACCTGCCGGATCAGGAGCTCGATGGCGTAGATGATGGCGCCGATGATGTCATCATTGTCGGCCATTTCCCGGTAGGTTTCCATGCCGCGCCGGCCGCGCAGCTCTTTCAAAAACTCCTCATAAAACGCGCCGCCCCAGCGCCGCTGTCCCAGGCGTCCGAGCTCACGCATACCGTAATTGTTCGGCATTTCGGTTTTTACCTCCTCATTCTCTGATTTACCGGCGGCGCGTCCAGTAGCTCTCTTTTGCGAGGGCGTTGTCCTGCGCCGGCGGGCCTGTGACTGTCGGCTTGTCCATGAGGTACAGGATGCCCTGGACAAGCGCGTCGATGTCGTCCTTGTAAACGCCTTTCGGGAACATGAGAAGGTCTTGGATCAAATCATGCACCCACGGGCAAACCTCCGGGGCGGGGAAATGGATGTTGCCCGCCTCGAAATATGGGGTTGTGGACAGCGCCCGCTCCTCCTTGCTGCCCTTGGGGTTGAATTCGACCATGCCGGCGATCTGCTTCTTGAGGTGGTCTACGATGGCCGGCCCGTTGGCCTTGTTCTCGATGACCTTGGCGCGGGCCTTGGGCCATTTGCCGGTCAATGTGCGGACGGCCGCCACGCTCTCCGTGAAGGTCATCTTTTCGTTGACCAGGTCGAAAACGTAAATGTCGGCGCCGCTGCGTCCCATGACATACCCGGCGACCTTGGCCGACCCCTCTGATTTGGTGAAGGCCATGTCCCACGACTGGATCAGCATCTGCTGATGTGGCGCCGCGGCCGGGTTGAAGAAATTGTTGAGCCATTCGCGGCGGAAGATGATGCCCTCCGCCGGCGCCGGCGTCTGGCCGTACTGGCCGGCATACTGCAGGGAGCCCATGCTCCGCTTTAATCCGGCCAAAACGTCCCGGTCGAAACGCTGCGGGTTGAGGACGTCGCCCTCCTCCCGGACGATCTGCCGGCCGCTGATGGGGAACGTGACGACGGTGCGCTCCGGCGCCTCCGCCGGAAGGCACAGGTGCGTATATCCCAAATCCTCCGCGATGATGTGGCCCGTCAGATCCTTTTCGTGGAGCCGCTGCATGACGATGATAAACGCGCCGGTCTTGGGGTTGTTCAGACGGGTCTGCAGCGTGTTCTTGAAAAACGTGATCGTGGCCTCCCGCTCGGTGTCGCTGTTCGCCTGCAGGGGGTTTTGGGGGTCGTCCAGGATGATGACGTCGCCGCCCTCGCCGGTCAACGCGCCGCCGACGGACGTGGAAAACATCATGCCTTGCTGATCGTTTTTGAATTCGTTTTGACGGTTGACGTCGGCCTTGAGGGTGAAACGGTCGCCCCAGGTGCGCTGATACCACGGGGACAAAATGATGTCACGGGAAAGGACGTTGTGCTTGCGGCTCAAACTGTCGGAATAGCTGACCTTTATAAACCGCTTTTCGGGGTGCCTGATCCACGTCCAGACGGGATAACAGACGGTCGCCTGGATGCTTTTCATGTGCCGCGGGGGCATATTGATCACAAGGCGGTTGATCTGCCCGACGTTCACGGCCTCCATGTATTCGCTGATCAGGTCGATGTGCCAGTTGTGGACGTATTCGGTGCCGGGCTCGATGATGGGCCACGCCTGCCGGATGAATTCGGAGAGGTTGCGCTCCGCCTTTTCGCGCCGTATTTCCGACAGCGCGATGGCGGGGTCAATCGTCCGAAGCGCCGCCGCCGTTAATTTTTGCGATGAGCTGCTCAAATTGGTCGAGCTCCTCATTGGAAAGCCCGGTCAAATCCAGGCCGGTTTCGCGCTTGACCTCCACCTCTCCGTTATGGGTGACAGCCTGGTTTTCTGTGCTCTCGCCCCGGCTCAATCGCTCCACCTTAACCGCAACGTCCACCATTCGCACAAGCTCCGCCGCGCTGATCTGATCCTCCGGGATGGTGAGGAGGCGCTTCGTGGCTTTGCGGATCATCTGCTGGGCGAGGAGGGCGTGCTCCGATTTCATCTTGACGATGGCGGCCTCGTTGGCCTCCCGGATGGTGCGATCCACGTGGGCGTCGTATGCCTCGACGCGCTTTTGCCAGTCATATTTTTCGCTATGCCGGGCGATGGTGCGGAAGTTCATGCCCAAAATGGCGGCGACTTTCCGCAGGCTCCGCTTCACATAGGGGACGCTACCGTCGGTGACGGGCTCCTCGACGGTCGCCGTGACCTTGCCGTCCTGGTTTTTGATCTGCTTGGTCGCTTTCGGGTAGCGCATATCCCGGTAAACGGTGAAATAGCCGAAGGCGTTGGCCGTTTCGTCGGGCTGCCGCTCCCAGAGCTCCCGTTCCTGCGGATCACTCTGATCCTTTGCCATTGCTTTCCCTCCTCTCTGTCCGATTTATGCAGAAAGGGGCCGGCCCCGGCGGGCTGCCCCTCAGTGCGGCGCTCATTCCTCGACGCCGTTGTCGGCGTCGTTCTTGGCCTTGATGGGGCCGTATGGGATCATCTGGCCGTCACGCTCCAACGTGACGCCGATGTTGCCGGTCATCTTGACGTATCGGTTGACGATCACGTCGCAATAATTGGGGTCGAGCTCCATGGTGTAGCACCTGCGGCCGGCCATTTCCGCCGCCGCGAGGGTGCTGCCGCTGCCGCCGAAGAAGTCGATGACCAGGTCGCCGGTCTCGGTGCTGTTCGTGATGGCGGTGAGGGGTATCTCGACGGGTTTCTGGGTCGGGTGCTCGGTCTTGGTCTCCCGTGCGACTTCCCAGACGGTGGTGTCCTTGTTCTCCGGGTACAGGAGGACGCTGCGGCCCTCCGACAGCCGGATGTATCGGATTTTCTTGCCCTTGGGCGGGACGCTGGACAGGTACACCTTGCCGCCCTGGCCGTCGGTCAATACCACGCCGCCGGATAGGGTGGTGGCGGTGCCGTCCTTGCCCCGCAGCACGACTTTCCAGGTCGTCCGCTGGGCTCGGTCGCCGTAAAAATGGCATTGCTGGCCCGCTTTCTGGGCGTAGAAGCAGGGCTCATGCGCCCATTGGTAGTCTGCATGGCCCAAAACCGGCGCCGGCTTCCACCAGATGATGTATTGCTTTTTCATAATGCCGGCGGCGATCATGGCGTCGTCGAAATCACGGAAGGCCGTGAATGCGTGCCAAATGTAAAAGGCCGCGTCGTCATCCGTGTGGGCGACCATGTTCTTGAATGCGGGGATCAGCAGCTGCATCAGGGCGTCGGCGTCCAGGTCGTCGTTCTTGATCATGTCGAATTTGCCGCTTTGCGTCTCATAACTGACGCCGTAGGGCGGGTCGGTGTGAACGAGCTGGGCCTTTTCGCCGTCCATGAGCCGGGCGACGGCTGCGTCGTCGGTGGCGCTGCCGCACATGATCCGATGGGGGCCGGCGTGCCAGATGTCGCCGGGCTTGGTCATGGCGATGTGTCCCTTTTTGATCTCCGGGACGTCGTCGGCGCCGTCGTCCTCCGCGTCCCCCTCGCCTCCGAGCGCCGCGATGATGGCCTCGACGTCCTCCGGGGTGTAGCCGGTCAGCTCCACGGGGACGACGCCCTGGTCGATGCCGTTGATCATGTCAATCAGATCCCCGCTGTTGAGGGTGCTCAATTCGGCCAGGCGGTTGTCGGCGATGAGGTCGGCCCATTCCTCCGCCTCGCTTTCGTAGTCCTGATACTCGACGGGGGCCTCGGTGAAATCCGCGAATTGCGCCGCCATGAGGCGGCCGTGGCCCTTGACGATCATGCCGGACAATTTGCTGACCGTGATGTTATTGCGCCAGCCGGCGGCCTGCATGATGGCCGCCAGGCGCTTGATCTGATCTGTCCCGTGGTGGTTGGGGTTGCCGGGGTTGGGCCGAAGCTCCGACAGCGGGACGATTGCGTCATAAGCGCAAAAAACCGGGACGCCGTCCGCGGTTGTCGCCCGCGGGGTCGCCCTGGTTTCGTAGTCGATGGTGTCATAGTTTGCCTTGGACATTTTCCATCCTCCCGATTCTAACATGTTTGTATTGCCGCGTAAATGCCCAAAAAGTGCCCTGTGGGCCTCTGTGCGGCCCGTAGCGCCACGCTTGGGCGGGCGGGGGTGTAATCCCCCTATTCCTGACGGATGCCGTCAATGCCGAAAATAAGGGCGGACAGCGGCCGCATGGCCGCCTTGATGTCCTTGTAAACTGTCCGCCGCTCGATGTGCTCCCGCGCCGCCAGGTCGTCCGCGCTGACCGGCTCCTCGCCGAGGTAGGTGTCCCAAATGATGCGGTAGCGCCTGATTGCCTCCTCTTTGCCGCTCTGTTCGCAGTCGATCCTCCAATACCTGATCATTTCGTCGATGTGTTCGATGATGATCTGGGTGCGCTGCTGGCTGCGCTTGATGCTCTCGATGTAGAGGGTGTCGTCGATCCGCACGTCGTCCAAACTGTCCAGAATATCGACGGCGTTTTCCCTGATGCCGTTGGCCTGGGCGCCCGTGGTGACAGCTCCGAGAGCGTGGTGCTTCAATACCCGGTACGACTTCAACAAAAGGCGCGTATTGTGGAGGCGCCTGTCGTAGCGCCCCTTGCGCTCCCGTTTTCTGTCCTCCTCCATGCGGTCGGCTGCGGCCTGGACGCCGGCGGCGACGCCTTTCTGGATGGCGATGTCCAACATGCGCGTCCCGATGATGGCGATCTGGCCGGCGATAATGCCGGCGCTCTCTCTGCTGTCCATTCTGTCGTCCTCCTCCTTGGTCATTTCTCCCGCTTGGGGCACCAGGCGGGGCTGCTGCGGGTGTATCGGCCGGGGACGTGTTCGCCGGTGAGCTTGCACGTGACGGCCTTGCCGCGTTTTCCTTGCTTCACGATCTGGGCGTCCCAGCACCCTTTGCAATGCGGGACGCTGTTGTCCTCCGGCATGGGCTTCAGCTTCTCCGGGAATTGCTGGATCAATTCGTCGCCCCACACGGCCCGCAGCTCCGCGCTGTCTTTCAACAGGACGGGGGCGTGGGTGATGGCTGCGGCCTCGATGATGTTCTCGATCCAGGCCTGCTCCGGGGTGATCTTCCCCTTGCGGTTGCCGGTCTCCGCGCCCACGATGATCCAGTTCACGCCGCCGAAGCTGCCGAGGCCGGCGTCCATGCTGCCGCTGATGGGCTCGATGCTCAAAAACGTATTGAACGGGATGCCGTCGAAGAAGGCGTCGCCGGCCTTGGTGACGGTCGTGCCATACCAAAAGTTCGGGCATTCCCTCCGGGCGGGGAGCTTCCCGGCGTTGGCCAGGTCGCAATACCGGCGCGGGTACTTGGTCAAAAACAGGTAATTGTGCCACGGCGCCGCCTTGGCCGCCTCGAAAACGCGGTCGATCCATTCGTCCGGGATGCTGGGCGCGAACAGGTCGGCCATGCTGCAGACGAAAATGGTGGCGGGCTTTTTCTTTGTGCTGATGTCCGCCAGGCGGTATTCGTGGAAGGTGGGCTCAAATCCCGCGGGGAAAAGGACGGTCTTGCCGCGTCCGTTCTTGAACGGGGCCGCCAGGGTGTAGACCTTGCCCTCCGGGCCGTCCTGGGCGACGATCTGCGGGTCGGCAAGGTTGATGCGGATGTCCCCGGTGAAACGGCGGGCCATGGCGCGGGCGTAGCAATACGGGCACCCGCGGCGGCAGCCGGTGACGGGGTTCCAGGTGAAATCGCACCAATCAATACTTGTTTTGTTCATCATGTCCGTGTGTCCTCCTTTTCACGTGAAACGCCTGGGCGGCGCCGGCTCTCTGCCTCATGGCGTATTTTATCACGTGCCAGATCTGTTTGGTGTAGCTCTGCGGGCCGTAGCCGGCGGCCCGCCGCTCTCTTTCTTGCTTGGTCATCGTGCGCCCCTCTTTTTGGCCGCCGGCAGCTTGCGCTTTGGCTGCTTCTTCCCGTCGATGTAGATGTCATACCCGGCGGCCTGCATGGACGCCTCGATCTCCGGCGGGTAGCGGCAGCTTTCGTGCTCGGTGCCCATGTACGTCCGGCCGTCTTTTCTCACTTCGTAGGTCACGCCCTCACCCCCTCGACGATCCGCTGGATGGCCTTGGTAAACTGCCGCAGGGTGGCGGATGCGGCGGTCTGCATGGCGGTGATCTTCGCCTGGACGGCGGCGTCCGCCTCCCGGATGGCCCGTTTCTTTCGCAAAACGTCGGCGTATGAAAGGCCGTAGAGCTTGACGTTCCTGTCCAGGTTGTGCTGCTGGGCCTTGTTCATGTGCCATTCCTGGATCAGCTGCATCCGGGCCCGCGCCTCCCGTTTCGTCAATCTCATTTCCGGCCGCCTTTCTTGCGTCGGCCCTTGGCGGGCGGGTAGGTCATGGGCTGGTATTTCTGCAGCTTGTCCACCCATTCCACGGCGACCGGCGCCTCGCAGCGGTAGCAGGTCACGTCCATCCGCTCCGTCACGATGTTCGTCATGTAATTAAACCGGGCCCCGCACTCGCACGCCACGCGGAGGGGGTACATGTCGATCAGGGGCGTCTTTCCGCCGCACTCCTCGCAGCGGTATGTCCTGATGGGCTGCTTGGCGCAGAAGGCGTGAACGTGGCCGCAATGGGCGCATTCGATATACAGGAAGCCGGTGTATTCTCCGGGCTGCCGCTCCCGCTTGCTTTCCGATGACCGCGTCGGTTTTCCGCCGGCGATGCGTTCCGTGCTGCCGTCCGGGCGCCTGATGACGGGGTGGCCTCCGCGGTCAAAGCCCCCGGCGGGCTCCTCTTTCTTGACGTATTCCGTGCCGTCTGGGTTGACGATGTGGAGCTCTCCCTCGGTCATCCTGATCCCATTGACCCATTTCATCGGGGCCGGGTCGTGGAAGTCAGGCGCCGGATCGGTGGCCTTGGCCTCTTTGATCAGGTCGAAGAGGGTGTCCCGGTCGTCCTTGGTGTGGCCGGGGTCGTAAAACTCGGATTGTGACCATTCCATGGCCTCGGTGATGACGCGCAGCTCATGTGCGTCGAAATCTTCAAATCTTGGCATTGGTGTCCCTCCGTTTGAATTCGTTGCATTCCATCTTTTGGTACGGGCCGGGCGGGCCGATCCACCTGGGCGTCCATCCTCCGGGATGTCCGCAGCAGCTGTCTTTGATCAGGTGGCCGTCTTTGTATTGCGGCGGCACCCAGAAGCGGCAATTCTCGCACGTCCTGGCGTTTTCTTTCCGCCGCCGCTCTTGCTCCTCCAGGAATGGGGTGACGTCGATGATCTCCGCCATTAAATCCACGTTTCCCGGATGACCGGGTCGTCCTTTTCGCTTGGCTCCATGCGGGTCATCTGATGGACGGGGATGGCCTGCAGCAGCTCCTCATACGTGTCGGCGACGGCCGCCAGGTTGGTCGGTCGGTTGACGTCCCAGACGCGGGCGACGAATTTGTCGGGGTAGTCCAGCGGGTGGGTGTAGACGGTGATGATCGGGATCGTCGTCTGCTTCAACAGCCGGGCGTAATCGAAGCGGTTGACGATGTGGTCGTTGGTCTTATCCATTGCGTGCCCTCCATTTCTCGATGATGTCCAGGTACGGCAGGCCCGTCGTGCCGCCGGTCTTGATCTCCCATTCTGCGGGGAAATCGTCCGCGGCGATGCTGGCCGCCGCTGGGGTGTTCCATACGGTGCCGCCGTACTCCACAGGGACGGAGGCGGGCTTGTGCCTGGGCGGCGTTTTCTTCCACGCCTCCCGGCCGGCCCTCCACGCGGGCCACGGGACGGCGAAAAACCGGCGGAGGCTGAAGCTGACGATCACGACGCCGACGGCCTGGGGCTCTGTGCAGAAGTCGTCCATGTAGTCCGCCTGGTGATCCTCCACGCGATCCCATCGGATGCGGTCGTCCTCGGTGTGCTTGGCCTCCACGGCCACGGGCGTCGGGCCGTACCGGCCCAAATAATCGACGCAGCTTTTTCTTTCCACCTTGACGTCGAAAACCTGCCCGGACGCATTCCACAGGGGGATGAATTCGGTGGGCACCTTATGGACGACGGCCGTGCGCTGCCGCTGGTAGCTCTCATGGACGAAATGCAGGAAGTCCTCGAATGGCTTGCCCCGGTTGGCCCTGCTGCGGTCGTATGTGCGGGCGGCGTACTGCGGCGCCGCGATGTGTCGTTGCTTCATGGTCTCATTCTCCCGTGAATTTGATGATCTTGCCTTTCGCCGGGATGTAGATGACGTCCTCCGGCAGGGTGTCAGCCTCCTCAATGCCGTACACGTGCGGGTCATACATGGCGCTTTTCTTTATGGCTTCATACGCCTTTTTCCCTGCGTAGGCGACGGGCGACGGGCGGATGTTCTCGATCTTCTCCCGTATGGCCTGGATGTCGGTGATGATTTCGTCCGAGGTTTTCTTCTCCCATCCCTCCGTCGTGGTCGCCTCCGGCCGCGGGTATTTGAAACGCTCCGGGACGACGCCGCCGTGAAAAAATTTGCGAAAGTCGATTTTCAGCATGTACTTTTCCGGGGTCTTGCCCATTCTGATCCCTCCCTCCAGGATGTCGCCGACGGTGACGGCGCCGACGACGAAGCCGAAATATGTGCCGATGATGAGGCCGATGGTCAGGCAGATCTCTGCGGCCGTCATTTCCAGGCCTCTTTCTTCAACGTGAAAACGAGCCGGCCGCACCTGCTACACACGGCGTAGTTGCGGTGCCATTTGTGGGAGCCGCGCCGTTTCTTGATCCTCATGTAATAATCCGGCTCGATCTTGTGGAAGCCCAGCCGGCACAAAATGGGGCGTTTCATTCTCTGGCCTCCTCTTGGTCGTATTCACAGCCGAAATCCGGCAGAAGGTGGGGGCATGAGCTCCCGCCTGCGGTGGTGCATCGGCCGTCGCAGTCCGGCTTGACCTTGACGGTGAAGGTGCCGTCGCCGTTGTCGTGCGGGCGGGTGAACGGCGTGCGGATGATCTCCTCGGTTTTCTCCGCCTCTTTGAGCCGCTCGATCCACCTGGCCCGTTTGGTCTCCATCCTGGGCAGCTCCGCGTCGATCTCCTCCGCCACGTCTCCGGCCATGACCAGGCACAGATCCACGTCGGCGATCTCCTCCCGCAATTTCTCCAGGGCCTCCTCCGCCGCCACGGGCGTCGGGTTGGTGCCGGTGATGGCCCTGCGGTATTTGATGGCCGCCTGGGCCAGCTCCGCGGCCTCCTCTGCAAGCTGGGCGAGGATTTCGCTGATGCCGACCTTTTCCCGGATGAAATCGTTGCCGTTCATTTGTTCGCCTCCATTTTCTTGACGCCCACGATCCACGCGGGCGGGATGTTGCCGAGGTATATGTGCCAATGCTCCGATCCCGGCCAATCCAGGAGCCCCAAATTATTCGGCGGGAGCTCCTTGACGAAATCCGCGGCCGTGACCAGCTTTTTCCGATGACTGTGGGGGATGCTGATGGTCAAACGGTAGGCCGTCCGGGAATACGGGACAAGGGTGTGGGTGTTCCAGCTCTGCCGAGTGGGGTCTTTGTCCGTCGTGAGCCATTGGGTGCCCTGGATCAATCCGACGACGCCGTCACGCTCCGCCGGCGTCATGCCCTTGGTCAGCCCCTCCGCCATGATGGCCCGGACGTCCCGCGCCGTGCAGAAGTGATACATGGTAATCGCCGGGCCC